ATGCTTTCGAAAGATGGCAAAACGGTATCAACAATATGTCTGATAACGAAGGCTTAACTAATCCAGTTGATTATCAAGTGGATGCGTTTGTAGATCATTTAGATAGAAATGGTAATACTGTTAAATCATATACGTTGAGAGGGGCTTTTCCAACACTTGTAGGTGAAATTGAATTAGATTATGATGAAAAGACAACCATCGAAACATTTGAAGTGACGTTTCAATATCAATATTTTGAAACAAACACTACAACTTAAAAACTAATAAAGGTGGCCTGGTTCTCCAGGCCGCCTTTTAAAAACTATTATAAGTAGTAGTAAGGAGAATAAATTATGGCTGAATTATTTGGGTTTAGTATTACAAGGGCTAAAAAACAAGCCGATCCAAAACAGAGCTTCACAACAACTCAAGCAGATGACGGTACACAAACGGTTGCTGCTGGTGGTTACTTTGGGCAGTACCTCGATATGGAAGGTACGGCAAAGAGCGAGGCGGATCTAATACGAAGATATAGAGAAGTAGCATTACACCCCGAGTGTGATATGGCAATTGAAGATATTGTCAACGAAGCTATTGTCGCTAACGAACTAAAAGACGCAGTAAGAGTAAATGTAAAAGATTTACCTTATGGTGATGAAGTAAGAAGAAAAATAGAAGACGAATTTAAAAATGTATTAAGATTGTTAAACTTTAATACAAAAGGCCACGACATCTTTAGAAGATGGTACGTAGATGGCAGAATTTATTATCATAAAATTATAGATAGAAATTCACCTGTAAAAGGTATTACAGAATTAAAATATATTGATCCTCGTAAGGTTAAAAAGATTAGAGAGATCAGAAAAAAAAGACCAGATGGTCCTGTACCACACGGCCTTTCAGTTGTTGATGAATATGTTGAATATTATGTTTACAATGAAAAAGGAGTTGCAGGTTCAACTTCAGGTGTTGGTATTAAAATAGCACCAGATACAATAGCATTTTGTCCAAGTGGTTTAATAGATCAAAATAAAAATATGGTCTTGTCTTATTTACATAAGGCAATTAAACCAGTTAATCAATTAAGAATGATTGAAGACGCTACAGTTATTTACAGAATAGCTAGAGCGCCTGAAAGAAGAATTTTTAAAATTGATGTTGGTAATTTACCAAAAGTAAAAGCTGAACAGTATCTAAGAGATGTTATGGCAAGATATAGAAATAAACTTGTCTATGATGCATCTACAGGTGAGATTAGAGATGACCGAAACTATATGTCTATGCTTGAAGACTTTTGGTTACCAAGTAGAGAAGGTGGTAGAGGTACTGATATTACGACATTACCAGGCGGTCAAAACTTAGGTGAGATTGCAGATATAGAATACTTTAGAGCAAAACTTTATAGATCACTAAACGTACCAGTAAGTCGTTTAGAATCATCTACAGGTTTTAATTTAGGAAGAGCTTCAGAAATAACAAGAGATGAATTGAAGTTTACTAAATTTGTTCAAAGATTAAGAAAGAAATTTACTGAACTTTTTAATGATTTATTAAGAACACAGTTAATCTTAAAAGGTATCATAAATGAAGACGATTGGTATACTGTAAGAGATAGTATGAACTATGACTTTTTACAAGACGGCCATTTCGCTGAATTAAAACAAACAGAAATGTTAAGAGAAAGATTAGCATTGGCCAATGAGATGAGAGATTACATTGGTAAATTCTTTTCAGTAGAGTACGTTAGAAAAAGTGTACTTAAACAAAACGAAAGAGATATTGAGGAAATGGATGCTCAAATCAAAAAAGAAATTGATGATGGTATTATTGCAAGTCCAACAGCTCAATCATCTGATACAGATAATTTATAAAAGGAGTAATTATGACAGATATAAATGACAATACAAAAAACTTTATCGACCAATTATCACAAGGTGATAACACGGATGCTGGTGAAGCTTTTAAAGCAGCTTTAAGAGATAAAGTTGCAAGTGCTTTAGACAATGCTAGAAAAGATATAGCAGGTAATTTGTTTAATGGAAATAGTGTAGCTGCTAGTTTTAGTGACCCTAAACCAACAATAGCTGATCCAGGCACTTTTAATCCTGACGGTTCAATATCGCCTACAACAACAGCAGCTCAATCTGCTGATGGAGAAGCACAAATAGATTTGACACAAGGTGTTGAAAATGCAGGTGAGTAGAATAATTAATAGTAATTTAGAAATTAATTCTCAATCATTTAAGGATTTAAGTCCAGTAATGAAAGAGGCAGTAAGTGATATTTTTAAATTAATTGAAAAAGAACAAGGTGATGTTATTAAAAGATTTGAAAATGCTGTTAATAAAATAGCAGAATTTCATAATATTAATTTAGAAGAAATTGAAAATTATTTTGATAAAGAAATATTAGAACAATTAGGAGAAAAATAAAATGGCAACAGTTATCGCTAAAGGAGAGTTTGTAAACAATCCAAATGCAAATAATATTGGTAATGCTCAATTTGTACATTGTGTTGCTACAGGAGCTACTCAATCAGTTGTTGTAAAAAATGCTACTGGTACAACACTAGGAAACATTTACTTACACGCAGCTGGAGATTCAATTATTATTGAAAAAGCACCGACTGATACAATTACAATTGTTGACGGTCACGCTAGCGCTGTAGGTTCACCAAGAAGTTAATTATGACTATATCTACGACCAAGTTAGTTGATGATAGTTTTAAAATTATTGTTAACGCTAATGGTGTAGGTAGTGAAACAGAACAGAAACTTGTAGATGTTGTTAATTCAAACAACGCTTCAAGTGAACCAAAAGTTTCAATTGCTAACATACAATACGAAGTTGTTGGCACAGGAGATGTAACTGTATTTTTTAAGAATGATACATCAAAAAAAGTTATAGTAAATGGTAGAGGTAATTACGGCCTTAAACCTAACGAACAAAAAATTAAAGACGTAATAGGAGATGTTTTATTAACGAGTGACTCTAACGTAACAAAATATAATGTCGTTATAGAGGCACATAAAGAATCGGGTTATACAAATGGCTGATACAGTAACAACACAAACAATAGCAGATACATCTGGTGTAAAATTTGTAACTAAATTAACTAACTTTTCAGATGGTACTGGAGAAACTTTAGTACGAAAAGTTGACGCTTCAGAAACTACTTTTATGACCGAAGATGGTAATAGAAAGATTAGTAAGATTTGGTTTTCAGTTAATACAGCAAATGGTAAGTCTGGTGTAGAGTTAATATGGGCAGGTGCTACTAACGCTTCTGCTGTTTTTCTATCTGGTCAAGGTTATTGGGATTTAAGACCAGCTGGAGATGAAATTCCAAACAATGCCACAACGGCAACTGGTGATGTATTATTAAGTACAAGAAACTTTGCTAATGGCGATAATTATACAATTATTGTTGAGTTTAGATAAAAAAGTTTATAAATATAAGTAAGAGAGAGAAAAATGAAACTTATTTCCGAAGAAGTACAACACGCCGAATATCTTATTGAAGAAAACAACGGTAAAAGAGATTATAAGATTAGAGGTGTTTTTTTACAATCAGATATCAAAAATAGAAATGGAAGAGTCTATCCAAGAGAGATTTTGGTTAGAGAAGTGAATAGATATAATAAAGAATTTATCAATAAAAATAGAGCTTTTGGTGAGTTAGGCCATCCAGATGGACCTACAGTTAATTTGGAGAGAGTATCACATATGGTGAAAAAACTCTATCCTGATGGAAAAGATTTTATTGGTGAAGCAAAGATTATGGACACACCATACGGAAAGATCGTAAAAGGTCTTATTGACGAGGGTGCTCAATTAGGAGTATCTAGTCGAGGTATGGGGTCTTTAATACAAAGAAACGGTGTAAACTACGTAAAAGATGACTTTTACTTAGCTACGGCCGCTGATATAGTAGCAGATCCATCTGCTCCAGACGCTTTCGTTGAAGGCATTATGGAAAGTAAAGAATGGGTTTGGGACAATGGTGTACTCAAGGAAAAAGACATAGAATCTTGGAAAAATCAAATCCGTACCGCTAGACAGCGAGCATTAGAAGAAGCTAAATTAAAAGTCTTCGAATCGTTTCTTAAAAAACTATAGTTTTATAAATATATCTACAAAGAAAATTTATAAACGTTTATAAAGAAAAAAAGGAGATTTTCAATGGCCGAAACAGAAAAAACTATTGAGGCGATGGAACAGGAAGCAGTGAGTGAAGCTATGGCTAACCCACAAGCTGACGCTCCAAAAAAGAATGCTGTAGCGGCAGAACCTTCACATCTGAAAAATGATGCTGAAGATTTAGGCTCAGCAGTTGTAAAACCAACTGACAGCAATCCTGACGCCACAAAGAAAATAAAACAAGTTTCTGGTGATCCTCAACAAAAAGCTCAAGGTTCAGCTGACGCTATGCCTAAGCTAAAAGAGGAAGATGAAACTAAATCGGATGAGAAAAAATCTGAAGTTAAAGAAGGTGAAATGCCAAAAGCAGCACTAGACGCTCTTAAAAAATCGCAAGATAAAAAAGAGATGTCACACGAAGACGAAAAGAAAAAAGATATGAAAGAAGAGTCGGAAGACATTATTGACGTATCTGCAGACGTTGACGCTTTAACTAAAGACGAAGACTTATCTGAAGACTTTAAAGCAAAAGCAACTACAATCTTTGAAGCAGCTCTGAAATCAAAAGTTTCAGAAATGAAGAAAAAGATGAATGCTAGCTATGAAGAAAAATTAAAGGAAGAAACTGAAGCTCATAAAGCTGAACTCGTTGAAAAAGTTGATTCATACTTAAACTACGTAGTTGAAGAATGGATGAAAGAGAACTCTATCGCAATCGAAAGAGGAATCAAAGGCGAGATCGCTGAAGACTTCATTTCTGGCTTAAAGAAATTGTTTGAAGACCATTACATTGATGTTCCAGATGAGAAATACAATGTATTGGAAGACCAAGCAAGCAAAATTGAAGAGCTTGAAAAGAAACTTAACGAACAAATCGAAAAGAATGTTGAAATCAACAAAACAGTAGGCGAATTAAAAAGACAAGACATCATTGATGAGGCGTCTTCAGATTTAGCTGATACTGCTAAGGAGAAATTCAACAAACTTGCTGAAGAAGTTGAGTATTCTAATGAAAAAGACTTTAGAACAAAAGTAGCTACTATTAAAGAAAGTTACTTCGGTAAAAAAGTCGAAGCTAGTGGTAATGAGATAGATGATGTAGCGGCAGGCGAATCTTCACAACCTGAAGATTTATCTAATGCTATGGCTGCTTATACCGCCGCTATAAGTAAAACAAAAGACATTAAGTTGTCGAAATAATAATACGGGAGAGAAAAAGATATGTACTTATCTGAAACTTACGAAAAAAAATGGCAGCCAGTCCTAGAACACGCTGATCTTCCAAAGATCACGGATTCTTACAGACGTGCCGTTACTGCTACTATCTTGGAAAACCAAGAAAGAGCAATTAAAGAAGACAATGCTTTTTTAAGTGAAGCAGCTCCTACTAACTCTACTGGTGCATCAATCAGTAATTGGGATCCAATCCTAATTTCGTTAGTAAGAAGAGC